ACTCTGTCTTTTGCTCCCTCTGCTGAGAGCATACCTTGTCTTCTTTGAAAAGGTTCACTTTCTGTAATTCGTACTCTTGGCATATCAGTTGTATCTGGTTGTAATGGTGGCACAGGTGGAGCGGGAGCAGGGGGCGTTTCAGGTTGTCTCGCTCTCATACGGGCTATGTCTGTTGGAACTTTCGGTGGTAGTCCGACTCCAAACAGTTCCCCTGCTGTGCCTAGTAGTGCACCGGGGGATGTTGCCAAACTTTTCTCTCCGGGTTCTCTTTCTATACCAAATAGCTCTGCAAAACCCTGTCGTCCTTTTTCTTCTGCTACATCAAATCTGTCTGGTCCATCTGTTTTATCAGCAAGTGCAGATTCAACACCTAAACCAACTAAGTCCCCTAACGGGCCGGGAGTTGCTCCTAAAACTCCTGCAGTTGCTAGACCAAGAGTTGTAAATCTGTTACGTATCCTTTTACGTAGTTCATTTCCAGCGTCTGCAGCTTTTTCATCTTTAACTTGAGCTTTTATATCTGCAAGTTGACTTTGTCTTTCAGCAGCAGTCCTTGCTGCATCAACATCCAGTGCTGCCCCTTTTTCTATATTAGCTTTTTGTAAGTCTAATGCCTCTTTTTCTAGCCGTGCTATGTTAACACGCTGTGCGCTTTCTATTTCTTTTATATCGAGTTCTGTAAGAGGTTTAGAAGGCTGTAGAATTTGTCCTGCGCCTCTATAGTTATCTGTCAAAGCAGGAAATGCAGGAGCATTTTGTGTGGATAGCGCAGGAGACTGTATATTAAAACTGGTTGTAATTAAACTGTTGGTTGTACTTATTCCTAAATTTTTTGCGCTTTGTCTTACTAAGTTTTCAGATATTTCACCTATAGTCTCTGGATTCGCACCAGCAGACTTATACGCATCTTTTACTTTATGTCCTGCGTAATCCTCTGCTAAAACACGGTCTATTCTAAATTCTTTTTCTAATTGATCCTGAACTGCTGATCGTATATCTGTTGGTCGCCATCCAGATTCATTAGTTTTAGGATCGATAGGTATTTGAGTTGGAAATCTTTCTTCCACAATTGGTTTAATATATTTATTGTGAGCAGCATCTGTCTTCGCTTTTGTAGTGTCAAATAGCTTAATGTCTTTTAGGGCTTTGTCTCCACCTCGTGCTTTTGCCGTATCAAACTGTTCTTTTAAAAAGGCTGCCATAGTGCCCTTATAAGTAACAGCCAACCTAGTTTTGTTTACTCTCGTTTCACCTTTTAATGTAACTGTTGGTTCCCCGCTATCAGGATCTGAGCTTATGATAACATCAGCAAGGGTCATCGGTGGCTTTGCAGGTGTTTTTTTAGTAGCAGGTGCTCCTAAAATTGTTTCTACACGAGCCACAGTGTTTTTATGGAAAAATAGAAACCTTTTAGTATCGTTAGATACGTTGTCTCCCATATTTGTAAAAGCATCAGCGTAAGCCTTGTCTAAATCTGCAGAGGGAATCAAACCCTGCATTTGTCGGGTGCGCCTAAGTTGGCCCTCTGAGTACCCGCCTGTTTGTAGTAGCCCTTTAGCACCCGCTAACTCTGTTTCAAGGCCCAACGTAGATAAATATGGAAGTTTTGCTCGTACAAATGCCGTTTTTAAGGCGTTTTCAAATCCTTGTACGCCCACATAGTAATTAGCTCTTGGTGTGTCTACGTTTGTAAGAAAACTTTCGCTTTTGAACGCTTCAGCTAAAGGAGTATCTAAAGTAGTTTCTCCTAGTTTTCCTGCAGAGATGGCTGTCTTTAAATCTTCTATGCGACTACCAGCTTTTGGCATAGTCATGGCGTGATCTATAGCTTGACCTATAGTCAAGTTACCAGATTCAGCTAATGCTTTAAATTCTGCCGTTTCCATTTAGTATCCGAATACTTCGTCTTGAACCTTGTAGACGTGCTTCTTGATTGCACCTAGTTGTTGGTGTATTGCAGCATATCCGCTCATGCGTGTCATTACCATATATCGTAACGCATCATATGCATGGTCTTCCGCTTTTGTGTCCACATCTTCGCTGTTGGTTTTGGAGAGAGGTATTCCCGCAAGTTGCTTAATGATATGCTGGCAGGAAGAAAATATACGAAGACGTGGTTCATTTGTGTAAGGATCATCCCCTAGACGACGGTGCACTTCCATCTTACCTTGAATACGATTACGATCAGATGGTACCCACCTAACGCCGGAGCGCATCATGGTTTCTGCTATGGACGGACCCATGCCCGTCTTGTTCCAGCAGGAAGAATCCAATACAGTATAGTGAGGTAGCGGGTCAAGTTGTTCCGCTTCTAGTATTTTAGCGGCTAAGTCTTCCGCTGTCAAGTGTTTTGCATAAAGTTCACGATAAACCCAGATATTGTTATCCCAGTCAATAGCCCCCCAAAGAACGCACGACGGACTCGCGTAGCCATAGTCTGCGGCACGTATGCGGGGCCAGTTGGTGGGAAGCTCAAAATGTTCGACCACATGACGCTCTCGTGAAAACTCCGGGAAGGCTGCTCCCTCTGCCACATCCCAATCCCCTTCAAGAAGTCTCTTCCGCTCAACTTCTGGGAGCGAACGCAACATGGCCTCGTATTGTCCGTCAGCCATGAGGTGGGGATTATCAGTCAACCGTGCAGGAACAAACTTGCGGTAGAACAACGGCTGACCTGCCTTATCGTGACCTTGAGGCCATACAAAAGGCTTCATCGTATCTATATCATATGCAGGAAAAGGAACGTTATCCTTTTGCACATCGATGTACATTTTCTTTACCCACCAGCCACCGACACCGCCGGGGTTGGCTGTACAACGCATATACAGATTCTTTTGTAGTTCGGGATCGGTACTACGCAATCGTGAACGAAGGTAGTCCCAGACATAAGGGGTTGGGTATTGTGTAATCTCGTCGATACCTATCCAGTTAAAAGCCTGTCCCTGAAAACGGGTAACGTCTTTGTCCCTGTCTAAGTAAGTAAACCACATGGTGGCACCTGACGGAAACACCCATGTGGATTTTGATTCACGAAACTTTGCACCGGGAAATGCTTTGGGGTACAGTTGTCGTGACTTATCTATAAGTTCTGTCAGTTCATCAAGAGTACGTCTTAGAAGAAGACCTCTATGATTGGGATTATGACAATAGCGTAGGGGATCAGCAAGTAGAGCAAATGATTTGCCGCCGCCAGCCGCTCCCCCATATAGAACGTCTTGTTCACCTGCTGAAAGAAACTCTTCTTGAGGACCGGGATTAGCTTGGAAAACAACTTCAGAATCACCCACAAGGTCGGAAACGGACGGGGGTAGAAGGGAGAGATCTCCCACGTCAATAACATTTGTTCCCTCTTCTGATACTCCCTTTTCGACTCTTCCAATTGTCTTTTCCAGCTTTCGGGCATAGGTTCTTTGTGCTTCTGCTTTTTTCGTAGCTTGTGTAGCTTTTTTCTTTGCAGCCCGTAAACGCTTCTGTGCCCCACGACGGGCACGTTCAGCGGTGGACAGTTGGTAGGTTCGCTTATTACTTTTCGGCTGAACCACTTGCAGGTCTTCCCTGATGTTTTTTACGTATCTGTCTTAACTTGTATGGCACATACCCTAAAGCACCTAACCCTAAAGCAGAGGTTCCATGAGCGATAGCACCAGCGATTGCATCAGCATGAGGACCAATAGTTGTGATGGCATCCGCTATGACAGATGCTTTCTTTATATTTTTGTTTTTTTCGGGTGCGGTTGGTTTTTTAGGGGCCATGACTAATTCTTATCTCCCTGTGCAGATCTGCCACGATGAACCTTTCCACCTTGCTGATATGCAGGACTGCTGCCAAATGCAGTTAGGAATGCAGTTAATCCGGGTATAGCCTTCAAGCCAATGCTTTTTGCAATGCTTGCGGCTGTCTTTGGTTTCAAATCTTTTAGTATGTTCTTTTGTTCTTTTATGTAGGCATTTCGTACTTTACGGTCTTCAAGACTGAGATCAGATGGTCTGATTCTTTGTAATTGTGTCAGGCGTGTTTCTGCAGCAATTTTTCTAGCTTGGTTTCTTCCTTGAGAAGTTTTTTCTCTACGAGCTTGAACACGTTCACGACTCTTTCTCTGCATTTCTCTGCGACGTTTTTTCTCTCGTCTTTCCCTAGCACCTTCACTAGCAAGTATCGCTGCTCCTCCACCAATTAAAGTTGCACCATAACCTATTGCTGCTTTTTTATCATCACTAAGTTCCATCTATCACGACCTCTTTCTTGGGTGGCAACAGAACTACGC